AGAATCATATGATAAGATGTTGTTTATTATATGACTTTTTAATTCCTCGTGCGTATACTCTACTTTATTTTTTGTTACATATTTTTTCATTTTAATTCCTTTCGTTTAGCAATCTCGACGATACTTAGCACTCTCGCTAAATAAGATACCAGTTCCTAGTCCTCACAGTTACCGCCAACACAAAACTTTCCGTTAAGAATTTCTTTAGCCAAGTCATCACTGACCATCTTGCGTTCCTCTTCTTCAATCTCGTGTTCTAAGTGTTCAATAAATGCCTTGTTTTTAATCAACACATTTAATTCATCGATGATGTCTTGTGCTTCAGTTGCGTGTTCATCACCAATACTATGTTTATTTAAAACTTCTACATGGTTCTCAAGAAGTCTTTTCACTCGCATAAAAATATCATCACTCATGGCTTTTCTCCTTTAAATAATCTTCAAGTTCTTTTGCATACCAAATTATTTTACCTACATCATTAATCATATCTTCGTCATGTCCTTTGTATCCCAGACGTGTGATATATTTAATTATTGTTCCACGCAAATATCCTATGTATTCTTCTGTGGTTAATTTTGACCTAATTACTTTTATAGTTTCAATCCCTCTTTTATAATGCGGGGGATGGTTTACGATATCTACTTCTGACATATTACTCTCCTAAGTTAAATGATTGTTTATCAGTTATGAATAGTTCTAACATTGGCATGTTATTCTCATCAATGACAAGTGACATTCCACCAGCCAGTGTGATGTCATTAAGATGTTTTAATTGAAGTTTGGTAGGTTTATTACCATTTGCTTTACACTCAATACCTATGAATTTACCATTGTAACATGCGACTATATCAGGGACTCCGCTTGCACCATAACCGCCTGTTGCGGGCATGAAATGATAGCAACCTATTCTATCTAAAACTTTTCTAACTTGTATTTTAACTTTTTTCTCGGGGGTCATGATTTGCTTGGCGGGTTTTCTCGTCGGTTAATCCAACCAACTCTATTAGATTATCAATCGGTAACACAACAGTATAGTTACTGTCGGATACTCTCCATGCGGTTTCTTCTTCACCATTCTCGTTGAATATAAAGAAGTGGTAAGGCTCTACATTTTCATCAGGTATTCTATTAATATATAAGGCATTTGCAAAAGTAAGTTTGGATTTGATATAGGAAGGTAGGGTGTCCTGTGTGAACACCCTTTTGAAATTTCTTAGAAGGTATACGACATACTCTCCATCATCGGTATGCCGTATGGGGACTTGAAAGTAAGTAAATAAATTTGGATGCGGTTCGGGTTCCAATCCCTCGTAAATCATATATTCCTATTCTAGGTTTAAGAAAGCTAACTCAGTATAACCAAGACTATTGTCTCTAATCTCATTAGTTAATATTCCTAAATCTTCATTATAACTATTTGAATTACCCCAATTAGAGTCAACAAAATAATTATTTCTAATAGTTAAGTTATCTTTCCTAGCAAACTCAGGTAAAACAACTTTCCACATAGTTAGTAAACCTTTTAAACTATCATAGCTCGGTAAGTTTTCTATGATATTAGATACTTTTATATCAGATAACATTTTCATGGTAGATTCATTCCCATTTACTGCGTTATCTATTTTCATATCATACTCATAATACATATTTAAATGTTTCATATAACCTAATACTTTAATCGGTTTATCAAACACACATAACTTATCTCTTATGCCTGACTCAATATCTTGCTCTCTTTGTAGAATTTTGTCAAGTGTCTCGTCAATAGTTTTTTGGATTTGTCCTGAAGTATCTACATCCATACCTTTTGCTTTTTGAAGTATCACTCCCAACACACTACCTCTAAGACTTATATTATTAAGTTCAGACATTATGCCATCTACATCTACGACATGTTTAATATATTTATTTTTTATAGCCCAACCATCATCTCTTTTAAATATATCAGTAAAAATATTCTCAGGTATTGCTCCCCTATCTTTGATAGCTTTCATCAATGACGACAATTTTTTACTAACTGTTACATGTCTATTACCTCGTTCTTTAATATTCTTAGGCGAACATATACCATACACATCATCATAATAATATATATAATATGATGGCAAATTGTTTCCCGCTTCCATCACTATCGCTCTATACATCGAGTCCTCAGATGTACCTATCCTAGGATTATCATTACCCCAAGACATACCCATGGGGACATATCCCATGATTTTATGTTTGTATTTAGCATTTAATTCTTCTGCTAAAGTAAATGCCTTGTTATGTATCATATGAGACATCTCTCCATCACTGACGTCTGCCATGACTGGGTGTATTAAATCTTGATACTTATTAATATAATTATTCATCATTATCCCTTTCTAATTTCAATTTTACGATGACTTGTTTTATGTTTACCATTTATACCATCTACAACGTCCTCTATCATAGCGTCGTTAACATAGTATAATTCCTCTTGCATACCCATCTTCATATCTTCTATTATATCGTCAGGTATCTCTTGTATATTTTGCCAATTAGTATTGTAATAGCGACTACCATGTTTCATGCCCGCTACTATAAATGCCTTGACGACATCTCCCGCCAACAGAGACTTAACATCCTCTTTCATATATACACCTGATAGTTTGTCTCGTTCACTTAAGAAGTCATCATATAACATACTCTTAAACCATGGCTTAGCTTTATTGTAGTATGAGTCTAGCTGAGACATAATATCCTTAGTTCTCTTTCTATCTCTCTTGCGATATACAATCTCAAACTTTTCTACTGCTCTGTTTGTATTGACATCATAGTGAATACCCTTGACTAACAATGTTTGCTCAGTCTTTTTAAACCATTGGTCTTTATGTTTCCTTTCCCATGTTTGATGAGTAAAGCCACCATGTCTTTTACTGTTACCAAAATATGACAGTTTAGCCGAACCATCTCCACGATATGTATTCCCACACATACCTGTCATCACAGTAGTTTCACCTTGATAGTATGAGTCTTTAAGAAACACTGCGGTATCATCAGGATATATAGATACTAAATCCTCTTGGTAAAATCTCAGTGTAAATATAGGCTCACCTGATTGTGTAACATCTGATATATAAAAATCTTTGTAGCCATACCTACGCATATCCCAACCCCAATAGTTTCCAACCCTACCTCTATATGGTCTCTCACTTGCTAACTGTTTTAGTCTTTTGTATTTAACTCTCTCTAACATATCACTCTCCTATACAATCTTTATTTGTCTTAATATAAACAGTGCTAACTGGGTCAGCTTGTTCATACGCTTTACCACTCTTACATATATAATTGATTGGCTCTCCGTTAATATAGTCATCAATCATAGTATAAGTTTCGTTTACATACCACCCTAGTATTGAACCAAAGAAAAATAATACAAACAGTTCAAAGTAATACCAACCTCTACGTAGTATGATTAATCTTTTACCTCGTATGTTGGTCATGACTTATCTCCTCCGCTTGAAACTCAGCGTCATATACTTCCCACGCTGATTGTTCTTGTGCTTTTAAAATTGCTTGGTCCTCTGTTTGTGCAAACACTGTAATAGGTTTGCAATACTGCGTTATGTTTACTCTAAATACTTTACTCATCTTTACACCACCCTTTCTCTTTTATCTGACGTAATAAACTCTCAGCACACTCCATTCGTCCTACATGAATATCATATGTGTTATCACTTAATATTTCTTCGCCCTCAACCACTGGACGATTCCATTCAATCTCGTCCTCTAACCACTTAATTATTTCTTTAGGCATCGTATTCTCCCTCGTCATATAATTCTCTAGCTGACTCTTTGATTGATTCAATCATGCCATGTGGTAACTCATCTACATCATAAGTCCAACCATTACAAGTTTTAACCTTGTCTATGATTACTGTCTTGTCATTAACAGAACAAGTTGCCGTCCACGTTCTGTCATCACCATAATAGTCAGTGCCAAAGTTATATGTTATTTTTCTAGTTTTCATTACGCATACTCCTCTAAGTTTTGTTTAACAACCTGTCCGTTTGGCGGGACATGAGACTCCGTATCTGTTACTAACCAAAGTGTTGGTGTAGATATATTCCACTTCGGTGTATCGAAGTAACCATCGGTAAATACGATAATTGCTTCGGCTTCTATATTTTGCTTGGCGATATATTTCGCCACACAATTTGCGTTAGTTCCCCCACCACCTTGTGGCTTGAGCAAAGAATCTATTTGTTGATAGTTCTCAGCCGTAAACAGTTGTTCACCATGAACCTCAGTATCCCACCACAAAACTCTGATTTTTTCAGGGCAAGAGACGTCGCATATCGAGACCAGTTCCGACGCAAACGCTGATAGTTCTCTGTTACCAATAGAACCTGACGTATCAATAGCGATGACTAACTCACCGACTGTTTCATTCATAAGGCTCGGTAAATAAATATCATTAGCCATGAGTCGTTTATTGTATCGTCGCCATGTGTATTCATCAGAACCTCTCGTCTGATTGTTTATAAACTCACGCAACACGTCTTTCCAGTCGACCTTGCCTATCAGTAAGTCCTCGATGTTACGTGGGACTTTACTTCCTAGCTTACCCGCTAAGATACCACCCTGTCTCAATGCCCTATCAATGTCTTTGGATAGTTGCTCTACCTCTTGTGTAGTCATCTCTTGAGCATTGTCAAAGTCATGTTCATCAAGAACACCATCTGACTTGGCGGAAAATCCCGTCGGGTTATTTTCTCGTTCCTGTTTCAAATCGTTGTATACTTCACGCAGTGACCAATTATGATACTTCTCATCATACAGTCCGCCTTGTGGTAATCTACAATGAGTCTTGTCGTTCAGATTAACAATGATGTCGTTGACAATATAATCTGCTGACATATTAACAAGCTGAGGGTCGTCTTTGTATTCGTTCTTGAACCTAGATATTTGTTTCAATGCAATATGTAAGTTCTCGTGTAGAACCAATGCTCGTAGTTCCTCATCAGTCAATGACTTAACAAACTCTCTACCATACTTAGTATCGAACCCATTAGTACATGCCGTAGGGCAGTCATCAACAATCTTGTTTTCGCCCATCATAATTACACCTGAATACAACGCAGTTTCAGGATGTCGCATTAAAGCGATATGAGCTTTCTTAAGTCTTGTTTCTTCTGTTATACTCATAGCTATCTCCTAGAATAAGATGTGATTTTCGTCTGCCCAATCCGTCATCATCTTGTTACCTCGGGCTAGTTTCACGCACTGTTTATGTCGTAGTGCCATAGTAAAGAACACGGCTTGCATTTCGCTAGAGTCAATACGTTTGACATACTTCATAAAGCTAGATAAATCGTCCTGTGTTTCTAGTTTATCTGTCGCCTGAAACATTAATATCAGTTGTGCTGATATATCTCGTGGGATATCTGTTGTCTCAGGATTTTGTAGTATGCTCGTAAACTTCGGTAGTTCTCGTTCTAGTGATAGAAACGCTGATATATCTGCTGACGCTGACTTACCAATAGTCCCTGATAACGCAGTCATAGTCGCATTATCACCAAGCACGTCTCGGTTATCTACAATGACGGAAGATTTCGCCAAGCTACGTGGGGATACAAAGCTAAGTTGTGGTTTCTTAGGGTTGAAGATATATGGGTTGTCCTCTTGTCCATCATCTAAGTAACTTGCCAATGACCTAGGAAACATATGAACCCATGCTCTGATTAATGGATTGACTCCATTGTTACCCGCCCACTTGAGCCATGACTCACTGTCTGGCTTTTCCATACGCATGATACATACTCGGTTACCCGCATGGGCTAGCATGGTATCACCCACACCATCTGATTGATTATTAGACGTTCCGAATACGATACTGCCCTCAGGTAATGGTGTATCACCTATACATCTCTCTAGCATGAGCCTTGTGAATATAACTTGTAATAGTTTCGGTGCTTTCATAAACTCGTCGAGCAATATTACTTTGGGTTTATCGCTATCTAGTTTAAAGATAGAACCTACATAACTTTCTAGTGCTTTAGTATCATGGTTAGGAATAGTCATAGCTATGTCTGACATATCTTTAACAGGGCAGTCTACATAAACGTAGTCATACTTGTCGCCCAAATCTTCCTCTATCATTTTAAGTAGTGATGTCTTACCACACCCAGGCTCCGATTGGACAATCGGTGTTAAGTCCTTACCGATAGTTGGAATGAGTGTTCGTAGTTCTTCAATAGTTACTGTATACATTTTTATTTCCTTTTCGTAAAATAAGTTGGCGGGATATCCCGTCATTAAAAGTTAAATTTATCAAGTATATCTTCAACACCTGACTTGACCTTGTTTCTTACTGCGTCGCTATCTCTCAGTGATTCAATATCGACACCTCTCAATACATCATCTAATGATGTAATAGCTATTGATAACTTTCTGCTATCCTCATTATCAATTAGCTTGAAGTTTTTGTATGTGTTACATAACTCTTTTGCTTTCTCGAGCGTTGTATCATACATCTTTCGTTTCTTCGTAATTGTTGAACCATCTTTGGTTGCAATCTCGT